ATCTGATCTCACTCGTAGGTCATTGCTTCGGTGAACCATTCATCTACGTCGTCTGCGTCGATAAAAAGTTGGTTACTCCTGCTTTCAAGAATGGAAGATTAGTTACCACCGTCAATCATTTCGGCAATTTGAGCGCGAATTGCGACCAGCTCATCCGGCACTGGAAGGGCGCGAACAAAAGCCGCAGCTCGGGACAATTTTCCCACTTGGATCAAAATTCTTACGATTACCCACGCAGGCTCAAAAGAGGCGTGCAGATTTGTTGGGACGAGCGTTTCAAAGGCGGTGTCGAGGTCATTCAGCAAGGTTGTGCCTGCGGGAGATGTGTTTGCACCGGCAATCGTGGCCTCAAGTTCTGCAATGCGAGCAAGCAGTCCTGCGTTCACTTCGCCGAGAATTTCTTCGCCGAGGTCAAGCGGGATCGACTCAGCGGGATTGGCCTGCTCAAAAAGAACGACCCCCGCCTCGTCGCGGAAAACGGTTTTCGTTTCACGCTGGGCAGCAGTGAGGATGCCATCGCGCCAGAAAAGGGAGAGTGAATAGGGTTCTGTGGTTTGCATGAGAGGGTCAGGAAAAGGTCAGGAGATCGCGGCATTGTCGGAGAATCGTTTCCACCCGGATCGGTAGTAAGCCCAACATGCGCCGCCCGATTCATTGGAGACATAGATGGCAGCACCTTCCGGCGGTGAGGAAAGGGCGTTCGCGGCGGAGACGGTATAAGAAGCAGGGCGGAAGTATTGGGAGGAAATTGCATCGCGGCATTTAAAATCTACAAATGACGCGTTGGTGTGGTCGCGTGCTGATAATGCCGTGCCGCTCGCCTCTGTGAAGATGGCCGCAACGCCGCGCCAAATCAGTCCAAGAGATGTTGCATTGCCGCCGCTCGATTGCTGCATCTCAATTCCGGCCGTTCCGGCTTCGGTTCCGACTCGTAAAAAAAGTTTTTTTGAGCCGTTATAAATAAGTGCCGATGTGGTCCCGTATCTTACTTCGCCTGACGAGGTCGTCACTGCAGTAAATGTTGGCGAATCACCAGTCCCCACTCCAAGCGTCGTCCGTTGAGCTGATGCGCTGGCATCGTCCAAAATGGCTCGTCCCGCCGTGGTGATGTCAGTAGTTGCGGCAGTTCCTGCGCCGGTAAAATAAGGCAACTTATCAGCCGCCGATGTCAGCCCAGCAATCGCTGCAAGCTCTGCGTCGTAAGCTTGGACGTTCGTCCCAATGACAACTCCGAGGGTGCTTCTTGCGGCTGCTGCATCTACGTCATCGACCAAGGTTGCGCCGAACGCGGAAATCCCGTGAGCGGTAATCGATCCCGTATGCGTTGAGAACGTAGACGGTTCAACGTAATCGGTTCCGGCGGTAGCAGCAGAGACTGCGCTCCCGTTACCTTTGAGGAGACCCGTGATGTTAGTAGAAGTAGAAGTGCTGACGTTATCAGGAAAGAACGTGTCCGTTCCTTGCAATACTCCGTTCCTTCTTAGGGTTGTAGCTGCCGGAGTGCCTGCGACAATAGTTGAAAACTCGATGTCCCCAGTTCCAGCCTGATTACCGCCAGAGCCTCCGCCAACCCCACTGCCGGGGGTGAGCGATAACGTGGTGATATAACAATTTCGGAAACCATAGTTTGGCACATTTCCCGCAGAACTTCCTACATATGGCCCAGAGTTTCCTCCACCAAGCGATACGCGCATATCAACGCTTTTATCAGAACTTAGATTTATCGGTGGCGGCGTGGCACCATTGGAGAAATCGCTCGGATTATTGTAGTATCCGTTACTCCCAAACCAGCTCAGGGTAAAGACAGATACATTATCACCAGTAATGCCAACGCCCCTAACATGAATTCCTGTTGTTGGACCACTTCCAATCGACACACTAAGGCCAAACTGACCGGGGCCGAGATCGAAACTCCTTGCGCCAGCCGCATACGCTTGCGATACACTTGAATATGGTTTTGAGGGGTCACCGATTACTGCCGTATTGTTGTCGCCTGTTGTTCTTACATAGGCAAAGCCAGTGCCGGTTGTAGAGGATGGAGCCGCAAATGAAGGCGCGACAGCAGCGCCGTTACTCTTTAAGAAAGTCCCATCAGCGCCTAGGGCAAGCTCGACAAGTTGTCCACTGGCATTGGAATGAAAAACCTTCCAGTTTCCTGCGGTGTGATCCGAGGTTGAAGTGATCGCGTGGCTACGGTCGTGGAATCGCGAGTCGTTGCCTTGAGCGAATTGACCGGATGACGCTCCGAATGCCCCCACCTCAAGCACCCCGCTGGTTCCGGTTTTGATCGGCAGACCGGAAGTCGTCCCTATGGCTCCAGCGTTTGAGATGCCCCCGTGAACGTGGCGTGTGGGTGTGCGTGCGTCGGTCAAGCGGGAATCGTTTGTGGCAACGAAGTCTGTTCCGGCAGTAGCCGCAGAGACTACACTGCCATTACCTTTGAGGAGACCCGTAATGTTAGTGGTCGTGGAAGAAGTGACCGTGTTAGGCCCAGCAGCCCCTGTTGCTCCAGTGTCTCCTTTAGCTCCGGTTGCTCCGGTAGCCCCGGTAGCCCCAGTGTCACCCTTAAGTCCAGTGTCTCCTTTAGCTCCGGTTGCTCCGGTTGCTCCGGTTGCTCCGGGCGCACCAGTAGCACCAGCAGCCCCGGTTGCTCCGGTTGCTCCGGTTGCTCCAGCAGCGCCAGTAGGTCCACTCGGACCCTGCTTCCCGGATACTGCTACGATGTCCCCTTTGGCGGGTAAGACTACCTTACCACCTTTACCGGACTGAATACGGATAATACCATTACTCATACAGAACTACGGTTTATATTTGGCAGATGGTTGAATATCCAGATCTAGTAGACCATACGGGATACGGTCCCCGTTAGCATCTGCAAGCCATAAGGAAGCTTTCAAGATTCCACCAGAAACAAAATAGCTTGAGGCAAGCGAGGAGAGATTTACCCGTAGCGTTGTCTCCCCACGGATAGCGTTTACGTGGGTAGCCTGAGAGATGTTCACCAAGGCACTCCCGTCAGAATCAGCGAGGTTACTCTTCGCCATAAAATGCACAGTGGTCCCTGTAAGGTTGATGGGGTATCCAGCATCATCCGTAAACGTCAAGGGCATATCCCAGATCTGTCCAGCCGTTAGACAGAGAGTTTGAGTGGAGCAAGACATAACTACAAAGGATGCCTTAAAAACCACATGACTTCAAGTGTTATGTGCGTAAGTGATACCCCATGTGGACACTGTATGCAACCCTGCCTTGTGTATGGGCCACGCCCCCACCCATACGCAACGTAGGCTTTAATATGGGATATCTGAATTACCACAACTACTCCACCCGATCCTACCCCCCTATTTGAAAAGTCCCCGTAGGGGGTGGGTTACAGTTATACGTATAAGCGTAACCCAGTAGTTAGAAAAGACTTTATATGTATGGGGGTAAGAAACAAAAACACCCTCCTGATCCCTGTATCCTGCACCCGGAAGCTAATCCATGAGTGTGGAATCATCCGATGACAGACTCATTCTCAATGACTTGATGTCCTTCGTTTGATGTCTCTTGAACCCTGATTCCTGATTCTGGGTTCGGGGTTCCACTGCCACCAACCCCATCCGCTGCCGGGCGCAGTCGAGCGCAAGGAAGGCTGCATCAGCCAAATCCGGGCTTCTGCCCATCCGCGCCTTATACTCCGGTTTGGTCTCGACCTTGACCCGAAGAGTCCCAGACTTGACCAAATCATAGTTCCGGTTCGTTATCTCTCGCGCCAATTCGGAAGATACACCCCGCAGTTGTCGAGTTCGCATCAGTTCCTTGCCCACGAACCAGAGTTCGGATACACGGTTCACGTAAAGTTCTTCACCAACCAGCTTGCTGTTTGCACTGACGCGCCTGTCTGATGCCTTACCCCCGAAGCTGACGCGCAGGAAGTCGCCGCTCCACTCCCCCGCTAGGACATCGCAGAACGGGGATCCCGCGCCCGTGGCATCGACCGCAAGGTTTTCCGCCGACACCTTGTGCTTCTTGCAGAGATCAACAACCTGCTTAACGATCTGGTAGGTTCGCGGCACTGCCTTGTTGGTGGCATCATCCGACAGCAAGTAATGGTTAAGGAACTCGATGGAGAAGCTCCCGCTCTTCTCGTAGCCGATCTGGGCAAAAAAGAGAACTGTCCGGTCACCCCCGTTGGTGAAGGCTGGGTCAAGCCCCGCGACAAGGACTGGTTTGGACTGCCAATCCGCAGGACTCACCGCTCCGGTGTTGACCAGTTCCGTCTCACTGTAGATGCTCTCGTTCTCATCCCCGTCGAAGAACACGGCGCGGACCATTCGCATGTATGCCCGTGAGTCTTCGCCCAGAATCGCCTTGTCCTCCTCTACCTTCTCAAAGGTGGGTAGCCAAGGATACAGAGTCTCCCCCGCTACGATGTTCGGGCTGCGCTCACCGTCGAGCCTCACATAGCGCCCACCCCACTTGGTCCCCCACGAATCGTGTAGCTGGACATCGACACTGTTCCACCCGTCCTTCGGCTCAGACCAGATACCAAAGGCGTTGAACCGGGAGGAGGGGTTCGACATGCCGATGATGTGTAGCTCCTCGTTCTTCGACAAGTTGGAGAGACCCGCATTGAGAATCGCCTCGCTGAGTTCGGACAACTCATCCGCGATAACGAAGACTCTCTTCTGTTTGATACCAATGAACTTCCCGACTGCTTCGCGAGTCTTGGACTTCTCTGCCGCGATAAGTCGCAGCCCCGCCCGTTCGATCAGCGTCCCCTTGTCATTGGTGTAGGCGATACTGCCGATGGAGTCCCGAATCTTACAGGGGGCGAAATCTTCAATGACAGACATCAACGAGATCACGGATCCCCAGATACGTGTCCGCGCACCTTGCAGGGTCGTTGAGGTCATCAGGATCAGGGTCTCGTTGGGCTGGGATAACCAATTTACAATC